CTCTTGACTCAGGTGGGTAAATCTCTACAGCACATTTATCTGCACCTACAAGATCGTTTTTAATCTCTTGAAAATCTCTCCAGTCTGATAAGTGATCTTCACCCATATTAATTCTAATACTTAACCACACCGAACCATCAAAGCTAGAACTGTGTATAAGATTATTTGGGTCACCTTCTTTGTAATGTAAAGTCCTCTTTACTACTTTGTATTTACCATCTTCTGAATACCAACACTCACTTAGCTTCATATCATTTGCAGCTTCAAGAGCTTGTTTTCTAGTGACACCTTTTGCTTTACCTTTTTCCATGATGTAATTAACCAACTCTTGAAACTTCATGTTGTGTTGTTGAATTCCATTCTTCCTCATTTCCCATGAGCCGAATCTTTTTGATTTGATTGTTTTGATATTGTTCATGCGACACTCCTATTTAGGTTAGACAAAACCTCCAATACTTTGAAGGTCTTGCATGATTGAATTTCGTCCCACTTACTTCTTTTAATTTTTGTCCAGTGGTTCTCTCTGTATGTACTCAGAAAAGAAGGTCTGATCTTGACCCACTTATAACCTATGACACCAATCTCAAAACCATGATATCCATGAGACAATCTATTTGCTATCTGTGGGTTGTTATAAAACATAACAATAAATCTAGGTTTCTTTGCATCCTTGTGTAATGGCAATGCCTTCCATTTCATTTTCTTTTTCTTCGTCATTTTCATTTAATTCTCCTTTTTCATTTTATTAAAAATTCTTCGCTACATACACATTATATCACATATTACGATTTGGGTGTAATTTATTTTTCTCTATATTCTAGGATTTAGTAGATTTAGATATCCATCCACTGCCAACTAGTGATATTGGATTTGTTTTCTCCAGTGTAGTTCACAGATATATATTTTTCTTTCTTAGCAGACTTTTTAGATTTCTTGATAAGGTCTTGTTCAAGCTCACACAATTCTTTGTAGCTGATGTCATCATACTTGTGCGTAATTTCTTTTGTGAAAATTTCCTTTCCGTAAATTCTTTTGTAGTGATAAATGATAAGGGAAGAACCAAAGTAATTTGGATTGCACTTAGTATCTAATCCTATGTATACGAATCTCTTTTTATCTATGGTAAAAGTAATCTTATAAATCTCAGCATTCTGTATATTTTTTGAAGTATCTAATTCCATGTTTTCTTTTTTTTGATGTGATAGTAAGTATATATGTATAGATAACAGAGAAGATATCTTTTCAAAATATTTACGGATTGGAATTATTTATGATAATATCTGATAACTCATGACTAAATCAAGCACTAAAACTAAATTAACAGAAGATTTAAAAACGATTGTTAAGACAGAGTTTGTACAAGGAGTTGAATTAGATTCAGGTGAGAGACAGCATTTTACGATAGAGGATTTAATCAAAAAACATAATCTTGCTTCAGCTACTCTATACAGAGCTGCAAGATCAGAAGGGTGGAAAACACTTAGAGAACAATATAATCAAGAGCTACAAGAGAAGCTCAATCAAATTAGAAGTACAAAAGTAGCAAAAGAATCTACTAAATGGGATGACACAATATTAGATTCTGCAAAAGAACTTCAACAACAGGCAATGTATTATTTAGAATTAAACAAAAGAGCAATGGATGCACAAGCTAAACCATTTCCCCCTAGTCAATTCCTTGCAATAACTAACGCCTTTTTAGTTGCACAAAAACTAGGTAAAATTGCATTAGGCGAGATAACAGAGAATATAAATGTCAACACCACTATCAAAGAAGCAGACGCATTCAGATCAGTTATGGAACTACTGGACTCAGTTAAAACAGAACGCATTAACAGCGACAGCGAATCATTACACTGATTGGCTAAAGACTGCTCGTAAAAAACAACTAAGCCCTGAAGAGGATTATTACATTTGGCTTATCCTTGCTGGAAGAGGATGGGGTAAGACAAGAACAGGTGCAGAAGATATAGCTTTATATGCTATGCGTAACCCTAATGTTAATTGTGCTGTTGTAGCTCCGACTCATGGAGACCTCAGAAGAGTTTGCTTTGGTGGTAATAGTGGATTGCTAAGTGTCATACCTTCAGATTGCTTTTTAAAATCTAATGACCAAAAAGGATATTCATCAAGTGTATCTGAGATTAGATTATATAATGGCTCAAAGATAACAGGCTTTGCTGCACAAGAACCTGAAAGACTTAGAGGACCTCAGTTCCACAGAGCTTGGTGTGATGAAGTAGCATCATGGAGATATCCTGAAGCCTTTGACCAGCTTATGTTTGGATTAAGGTTAGGTGACAACCCTCAGTGCGTTATAACAACGACTCCGAAACCAAATAAACTTATAAAAGACTTAGTAGCTAGAAAAGACTGTTATGTCACTAGTGGCTCAACATTTGAGAACGAAGCTAACTTAGCTGCTTCTGCATTGAAGATGTTAAAAGAAAAGTATGAAGGAACTAACTTAGGTCGGCAGGAACTCTATGCAGAAATTATAGATGCTTATGAAGGAGCTTTATGGAAGCCTGAATTAATAGAGGATTCTAGAGTGCAAGATAAACCAACTATGACACGAATCATTGTAGCTATTGACCCTGCTGTTACTAATAACCCTGATAGTGATGAGACTGGTATAGTGGTAGTTGGCAAAGATGCTAATAATGAGTACTATGTGTTAGATGATGTATCAGGAAAGTATTCTCCTGATGCGTGGGCGAGAAAGGCTATCAACTCCTATTATGATTTTGAAGCTGATCTTATTGTTGCAGAGGTTAATAATGGTGGTGACTTAGTAGAAAAAATGCTTAGAAATATTGACCATAATGTATCTTATAGAAGTGTTAGAGCTACTCGTGGTAAGATATTAAGAGCAGAGCCTGTGGCAGCTCTCTATATACAAAAAAGGGTTCACCATTTAGGTGTATATCCACAGTTGGAAGAACAGATGTGTAGCTATACAGGAGAAGCTAATAGTGGCTCACCTGATAGACTTGATGCCTTAGTATGGGCTATTACTGAATTAAGCAAGTCACAAGGACAAGTAAACTGGAGAATTAGCTAATGGCACAACGAACAATATTTGAAAGACTTTTTAATACAAAGACTGCAGAAACAAAAAATTCAAACATGATGGGTTACTTTGGTGTTGGCACTGAAGAAACAAAAGTATATACCTATCAACAATTAGCAAAAGAAGGTTATCTAAAAAACGCTATTGTATATAGATGCGTTAATGAGATATCAAAAGGTGCAAGTGCTGTACCTCTATTACTAAAAAATGGAGATGAAATTGTTGAACAACATCCACTCATTGATCTACTCAATAGACCCAATCCACTACAATCATACTCAGAGTTTTTTAATAGCCTATTTGGTTATGTTCTTCTTGGTGGTAATGCTTACATCCTTAAAGTAGGTTCAGATATGGGTACTCCTCAAGAGTTGCACCAGTTAAGACCTGACAGAATGGTTATAAAAGGTAGTGGTAACCCAATACCTGATAGATACGAGTATGTAGTTAATGGCAGAGTTCAAAAGACTTACAAGGTAGATCAAGTAAACGGATATAGTGAAGTTAAGCACGTTAAGTTATGGAATCCACTAGATGACTATTACGGACTATCTCCTATGAGTGCAGCTGCTGTAGAAGTAGATCAGTTTAATATGTCTAGTAAACATAATGTAAACCTACTGCAAAATGGAGCAAGACCAAGTGGAGCAGTTATATTCAAGCCACAGGATGATGCAGGGTTTGCTGCTAACCTAAGTGAATCACAAAGACAGCAATTACTTACCGATCTAAACAATAGATTCAGTGGAGCAGGTAATGCAGGAAGACCAATGCTTCTTGAAGGAGACTTTGACTGGAAAGAGATGGGTCTTACTCCTAAAGATATGGACTTTCATAGATTAAAGAACATGGCTGCTACTGATATAGCTTTATGTTTTGGCGTTCCTAGTCAGCTTGTAGGCGTTCCTGATGCTCAGACCTATGCTAATGTATCAGAAGCAAGACTTGCTCTATACGAAGAAACTATCATTCCACATCTAAGAAAGATTCAATCAGACCTTAACGAATGGTTAGTTCCTCTATATGACGATAGACTAAAGCTAGAGTTTGATATTGATTCAATCCCTGCCCTATCAGAAAGAAAAAGAAAGACTTATGAGAATGTTACCAGTGCAGTTCGTGAAGGCATCATGACTCGTAATGAAGCAAGAGAGCAGATAGGTCTATCTCCTGTAGATGGTGCTGATGGTCTTTATATATCAGCTAACCTATTCCCATTAACAGATGAAGCTGTTCCTGAAGTAGAAAACCCAATCAATGACGAGGATTTAGAAGACTATGAAGAAGAAGATAAAGGAATGGATGAAGAGATTGCTAACCTACTTGATGATGAAGTAAACAAAAAAGCAGTAAGTGATATAGATACAGTTCCTACTGATGCAATGGCAACAGAAGCACAAAGAGGTTTGAACTGGAGAAGAGAATTTAAAAGAGGTGGCACTTCAATCGGTGTTGCTAGAGCCAATCAATTAGTAGATAAAGAAAACCTATCGCCTGATACTGTAAAGAGAATGTACAGTTATTTCAGTAGGCATGAAGTTGATAAGCAAGGTAAGGGATTTAAGAAAGGTTCAGAAGGCTACCCAAGTGCAGGAAGAATTGCATGGGCTTTATGGGGTGGTGATGCAGGATTTGGATGGTCAAGAAAAGTAAGAAACCAAATAGAGAATGAATTAGATGGTAAGGCAGAAGCAGGAAGTCTAAAGGTCGGTGATATGGTTTCTTGGAATAGTTCAGGTGGAAGAGCAAGAGGTAAAATAAAAAGAATAATAAATACAGGAACTCTACAAGTACCTGATACAGATTTTAGTCTTAATGCCACAGAAGAGAA